TGGGAGCGTGATATACTCGCCGGGTACGAAGGAATGGATAAGTCATGGCGTGAGGTTGATAACTGGTTGTACCCCGGCAGGGATAACGTGACGTTCTGTAACAGGGATGTGGTCTACCATGTGTGCAGAGCGAATTACGAACGGCTGCAAGGCAACCCACCCAACGCACACAGCTCCGTTGTTAGTATGGAAAGGGGGTGCCTCATCTGCGGAGACAAGGTGCCCGAAGGGATCAAGATGATAATGCTACTGGGGAAACTGTAGTGGCCGACGAAAACCAGACGTATGAAGAGTGGGAGAATATGTTGCTTCATCATCCTTTGTGGCGTAATTCGTCATGGCGCTCGGTTGGAAACTGGTTGTACCCCAGCAAGACTAACGCAGTATATCGCCATAAAGATGTGGTCTACCATGTGTGCAGAGCGAACTACGACAGTCTACATAGTATTGAGGAGGGTTATTCAGACTCCATAACCGGTCTGGACGAAGGGTGCCACACATGTGGAGATGGTGTGCCCGACGGTATCAAAATGATCATGCTATTAGGGAAACTCTGATGGTAAAAGCAGAACTAGAGCCCCCGCAGCAGACGTATGAAGAATGGGAAACCAGTATGCTCCGTGGCTACGAAGGAATGCATGAGTCGTGGCGGGCGGTTGAGAACTGGTTGTACCCCGGCAGGGATAACGTGACGTACTGTAAGCGAGATGTGGTCTACCATGTGTGCCCTGCGAACTACGAGCGGCTGTACGGGGGCGCGGGCAGCCACGACTTATCCGTTACTGACATGGAAAGAGGGTGCCTCATGTGTGGAGACAAGGTACCTGAAGGGATCAAGATGATAATGCTATTGGGGAAATTGTAATGGGGCGCATAGAAACCTACGAGGAATGGAGAAAGGTTGTACTGAAGCGGGAGCAGCGAGATCCGCACTGGATGAACGCAGGCGATTGGTTCTACCCAACCATCAAAGCCAACCTGATGTACAAAGGAAAGATGTTCCACATCTGCGAGGTGAACTGGAGGCTCGACCAAGAATACAAGTCCTCAATGGTCGCCACCAAACGGCCGGAGGTGGTGGCCGACCGATGCGAGGCGTGCGGTGAAGAGATACCCGAAGGTATTAAGATGATAGCGATGTTGCTGTCATGGTAAGGAGGAAGTAATGGAAGAGTTTGATATTACGTTGAAGGTAAGAGTAAAGAAAGGAAACATTCTCTTGGCTGAAGAGGAGGCTGACTTCATTTGCAGTAATATGAAGGACGACGTGTCAGACTATGGCATTGTCAGTGTGGTGTGGGATAACATCTCACCCGTTCGTGATATAGATAGGTAAGGAGGAAGAATGAGTGAACCGAAAGTGTACCATTGTAAGCGAGATAAAGTTCCTGCTGGTACTATATACGTGGGGCGTCCCACAAAGTGGGGCAACCCATATACAATCGGGGTGCATGGTGACAGAGAGGACGTAATAAGGAAGTTCCGTGATAGCATGACGGATGAGTTCTGTGTAGAGGTACGGGAAGAACTGAAGGGAAAGTCTCTTGCATGTTGGTGTGCGCCAGAGGCGTGCCACGCTGATGTGCTACTAGAGGTAGCTGAGGTAGCTGAGGTAGCTGAGGAGGAAGTATGAGTTGTTTTTGGAGACATGATTGGTCGAACTGGACTGAGGTATATCAACAGAGTATTGCTGGTGGGGTAGGGAGATATATAGATATGCAGAAAAGGGCATGCGGTAGATGCAACAAGATTGAAGAGAGGAGAGTATGAGTAGCAACTTTGACGAGGCCGTGTTCCTTTATGCATTGTCAACGAGGCCCGAAGATTGTCGTAAGTTCGCGACAACTTTCAAACCAGACTGGCTCCATGTCACTGAGTTTATTCCTATATTGTCCGAAATGTATGCGTTCACCAGAGCGCACGGTGAGCCTCCGTCCATCGTCACATTACATCAGGTGTTCAAAGACAAGGATGAGGAAGCGTACAACCTGAGGTATCGAGAGGTCCTGGACTCTATCACGGCAGAGATACCGGATAGATCTACTATTCTATACGTGCTGGATCAGGCACGAGACACGGGAGTGGTACGTGACTTCCAAGAACTCGCGAACGACCAGACATTTCTGAAGAAGCAAGCTGACCTCAAGGGAAGCAGCGTACTCAAGGCGCTACACACCTTCTTCAACAGGCACGGTGACGTAGGCCAGGACAGGACGATGGACTTGAGAGAGGCCATCGAGAACCTCGTTCAGACGGCTGGATTTATGCCTGAGGTGACCCGGATACCTACGGGCATCGAGGTGATTGATGCCTGGTCAGGTGGTGGGCTGCGGACGAAGCAGCTCGGTATCATCATGGCTCCGACAGGTGCTGGTAAGAGTTCCGTACTAATTGTAATGGGTCACAAGATGGCTGAGCTAGAGCAGAAGAGAGTGTGGATCGTGACCAACGAGCTGACCATCGAGGAAGAGACAGAGCGGTTGCTCTCCCGCATCACGGGCACAGACTTGACTGAGGTCATCAACGACCCAGGCATCGCATACAAGGGCCTGGAGCGGCACTGGAAGGCAGGGTTGCACGACCGCATCAGGATCACGGAGATCAACCGAGAGGTGAGCGTTGACGACATCGAATCAGAGATGATGAAGTGGGTCAACCTGATTGGGTGGAAGCCTGACGTACTGATCCTCGACTTTATGGAAAGGATGAAGCCTTGTGATGCGGGGTACGCGCGGGATAAAGAATGGAATTGGTTGGGTGCGATCAGCCGTGACCTGTCCCGGTTCGCCAAGCGGCACAACATTCTGGTGTGGACAGCAGCACAGACCAATCGCTCTGGTATGATGAAGGGTGCCACGATGGGGCTGGAGATGGCACAGGCTTCGACCAAGCATCTGCAAGAAGCGACGGTCGTGATCGGGATGAACCAACATGAGGTTGGGGAGGACAAGATCGCAATGGAGTTCTCATCCCTCAAACAACGGCACTCCCGGGGATCTTTTCGGCCTGTTATGCTAGAATGTGACCTCAGTAAGATGTCAATCACGAATACAGTATATGAAACAGACACTTACGAGGACACCAGCACACCTGAGGTGGCGCCGTCGCGCGCTCTAACGCCACGAGAGAAGCAGGAGAGGGCACAAAGAAGGAAGGCAGCTCAGTAGAACTTGCAATTCCTGAAAAGAAAACATATAATAGAGATAGGGGAGAACGATTGTCAACCAACACCCCTACATACGCCTCAACAGAGGGAGGAGCATATGAAGTACGAGAGGGTTAGACGTGCTCGACGCACCAGCTTACCCTGAGATTGACAATCTCTGAAAGCCGTAAACTTGGGATGAAATGACAACTATAAAAACCTAGCAACAGTAGAAGAAGACATAGTAAATGAAACAGACAAACTGGTACTCGATCCATAGGATCTACACGCAGTGTTTCATTTCAGCTCTTGACTCTTTTAGTATTACTATTAGAGAATTGAGCAACCCAGCCCCCTCGTCACACCTGTTGAATCAGGGTCGAGGGGGCTACTCATTTCAGGAGACATCATGTTGAAGGGAGTGCAGTACAAAGGTAAATACAATGGGTATGATGCCCTCCCTGGTGAGGAACATGGCATCTATACTCTGGACCCTTTGGATCCGGATCTCGATGCCCTGTACGTAGGCCAGTGGAGGATTGATTGCGACCGCCTGTTTCACAGGCACCCAGTTGACCGTGGATGGGCGCTAGGGGGTGGACACGGAGTACAGGAGTACGACGTGAACGACAGAGTATGCTGGAAGTGTGGTACCAGATGCCCCGATGGGATCTGGATGGCTCACAGGCTTCAGCAGATATGAAGAAGAAACGTATAGAGGTACCGTGTGGTGGTCCGAGGTGTAAGCGACTCACGAAGGTACCAACAGATTACGAGAGACCAGCATTTTGCTCAAAAGAGTGCATGATGCGCTGGCTCAGGGTATGTAAACCGAAGGTAACTTGGGAGAAGAGATGAGTGTAGGACTTTGGATCTGGTTTTTAGTGTGTGTTGTGTCCGGTAGCCTGCTTGGCTGGTACGGCAATCGCGACTCATTCACCCGCCTCAAGTGGTGGATCGTGTGGAAGGTGACGCCCTGGTTTGAGGAGAAAGCCAGCCTCGATCTTGAGTGGCGTACCTACGCCCAGAAGCACAACGCCGCAGGCAAGCGGCCACGGTGTGTGTACGAAGGCATGGAGAATGATCTTGACCCGGATGAGAAGGTAGAGGTGTACGAGTTCCCTGGTGGGGATCCTGACGCTCCTCCTGACTGTCTGATCGAAGCTCAGGCTCGCGCTACGAAGCAGAAGGGATTGATGAGAAGGAAGACGGCGGGATTAGATGCCGACAACTAAGGTTTTGATACGAATAGGAGATTTTAGGATCGTAAACCATTCATTTAGTCTGACTAGCTGCATAATACAGCACCACTGTGATAACCCACTCAAAACAGGTAAGTCATTATGTGACCCAAAGAACAAATGGTATTACTGTTGGGATGATGGTAGAAAGTGCGCTGGCTGTGATGTACCAGTGCCTGATGAGGTAACAGGGCTCCGTATGCTCCACCGGTGGAAGAGGTAATGGCGACGAACGAGGTTCTAATACAGCTTGGAGAGTTTAGACTCGTAAGACATTCGGACCCGTTCGGAGATGGTGTCATACAGCACCACTGCAACAATAAACGGGGTACTCACCTTGGCTTCTCTGACCCCGAGAACGGATGGTGGTATTGTTGGGAATCGGAAAGAAAGTGTGCTGGTTGTCACACATCTACGCCTGATGAGATAGTGGGGCTTCATATGATACACAACTGGGAGAGGTAACGTGCCAAGCTGGAGGAATCGAGGACGAAAACGGAGCCTATTGAGGACGCAGCGTTTTGACACGTAGGAAGTGTGACTCCGCACACAAGAGTATCCACATGTACTACACAATGAGTAAGTGGTGTCCTGCGTGTAAGATATACACGTTCAGGATAAAGAGGAGAAAGAAATGACGTTCATTCAAGTGGTGTTCACGATCCTGGCGTTTCGAATCATTGAGACTCTGGTGCGTGCGGTGTTGGATAAGTACGTACCGTGAGTTTCAGGAAGTGGAAGGCGATCCACAAAGATACACGCCTCACTGGAGTAGTCCAGTGGGCCGCAACAAGGCGACGCATTCGCCACGACCATGTGTGCTTGAGGTGTGGGAGTAAGTACTATGAGCGCATACACCAAGGCTGACATCCTCCAATGGATGCTCGGGGCGTTTGAGGTACAGTCCCGGCAAGGCAACGAACTGAACTTCCCGTGCCCCAGGTGTGGGCATGAGGCGTTCTACTTCAACATCAAGAAGGTGCTCGGGTATTGCCACAGGGCTGGGTGCCATCGCACGCTCAACCTCGAGCAGACGATCAACATCGTGGGGTATAGCCCTGAACTTGCAGGGTACGTCCCTGGCATGGAGAAAGAAAAGAAGGTAGTCGAGGTTACGTTGCCCAAGGGGGCACACAAGATTCATTGGGACGACAGGGAGGTGGATGTATTAGCGACACGGGGTGTGACATGGGAGATGATTCAGAAGTTTGACATCCACTACAACAGCACGCATATCATCGTGCCCATCTACGAGGATAGCAAGCTGGTGCAGTACAACAGCCGCCGTGTGAACAGGGCAGCACCTTCGGTCGACAAGTGGTTCAGTGACATTGATCCTGACGCGCTGCGCTACAAGTACGCCTCTGGTATCCCGATCACGAACTTCATCTTAGGCTGGAGCGAATGCAAGTTGTGGGATGAGATCACCTTTGTTGAGAATACGTTCGTCAGTATGTGGTTACGGGATCTTGGAGTGACCACTAACTTTGGATCGTATCTCAGCCCTCGGCAAGTGGACATGCTGGTTCACTCCAGGGTCAAACGAATCACCTTCCTCTGGGATGAGGGAGCGAACTCTCAGAAGGCAGAGCGTATGCTGAAGAAGGTTGGCATCAGCGCACGCAGCATCTACATCAAAGGCCAACCGGACGACCACACACACGATGAGATCAAGGAGCTACTTAATGACTGATTATTGTGAGGCGTGTAATGTACAGGTAAAATCTGTATGGGATCATATGCCCCATACTTACGATCTTAATTACACTGATACCGGAAAAGGCCCGTATTGTGACAAGTGTTGGCACTGGCAGAAACAGATCGAAGAACTGAAGGAGCTACTCAATGAGAGTACTGACAGGTAACAAGCAAGCGGTTCCGGTGAAGGCATGGGTGGACGGCGTACCGCTGGACATCAAGGCCGAACAACAACTGCGCGAGACAGCGCAGCTCCCCTTCATCCACAAGCACCTCGCTGTCATGCCCGACGCGCATTGGGGCATGGGCTCCACGGTGGGCACCGTCATCGCTACGAAGAAGGCAATCATCCCCGCTGCGGTGGGCGTGGACATTGGGTGTGGCATGGTTGCCGCACGTCTGCCCGGTGTGGAACTTGGCGACGTGTACAAGCATCGTAAGCTCCTTCGCACAGCCATTGAGCAGACGGTACCTCATGGTCGCACTGATCGTGGTGGGCTGAACGACAAGGGCCGGTGGAAGGGGGACATCCCCACGTACACGGGTGTCGAGTGGCTGAATATGGAGAAGGAGTTTGACCAGATCTGTGAGAAGCACCCGGAGGTACGTAAGTGGGGTTCTCCCATGTGCCAGCTTGGTACGCTGGGCGGAGGCAACCACTTCATCGAGGTGTGCCAGGACGAAGACGACTGCGTATGGATCATGCTACACTCAGGGTCACGGGGCATCGGGAACCGTATCGGTGGCCACTTCATCCGCCTCGCTCAGGGTGAGTGCGAGAAGTGGCATGTCAAGCTGCCCAACAAGGATTTGGCGTACCTGCCTGAGGGTACAGAATACCATGACGATTACGTCCAGGCTGTAGGCTGGGCACAACACTACGCCAAGATCAACAGAGACATCATGCTGGAGCTGACGCTGGGTGCGCTGAGCAAGACAGTGGGGCACAATGTCTTCGCTGATTCCGTGGTGGTGAACTGCCACCACAACTACGTACAGAAGGAGAATCACTTTGGGAAGAACGTATTCGTTACGAGAAAAGGCGCGGTTAGAGCTAGGAGTGGTGATCTTGGTATTATCCCTGGGTCTATGGGTACTCGGAGCTACATCGTGGAGGGTAGGGGGAACCCCGAATCCTTCAACTCCTGTAGTCATGGAGCAGGCCGTACCATGTCCAGATCAGAAGCCAAGCGAACCTTCACCTTAGAGGATCACATCCAAGCCACAGCGGGCGTCGAGTGCCGCAAGGACAAGGACGTGATAGACGAGACACCCGGAGCATACAAGGATTTGGATGCGGTGATGGCGGCACAGAGTGATCTGGTGTCCATCAAGCACACGCTCCAGTGCCTTATCAACATCAAGGGGTAGACACGTGTTTCTGGATGCTTGGGACATAATCGGTTTACTTATTAAAAAGTAATGGTATTACGGTACCACGGACAGGAGACACTATGACACACAGAATACTGGACTGCGTTGTATGTGACGTATGGATTGAGAAGTGGGAAACTGATGGCTTCCACTACACCAGTGATGACGCT